TGGCTCTGGATTGGTGGCAACACCAAGGCCCACAAAGAGGAGTTGAAGGCCTGCGGCTGCCGGTGGTCCCAGTCTAAAAAGCTGTGGTCTTGGCACTTCGCCGAGGACGGCGACAAGTGGCACCGTGGCAGCAAGACCATGAGCCAGATCCGCAGCAAGTACGGCTCTACCACTTTCAGCCGTGGCGCCGCTGCTGGCTCCGACGCTCTCCCCGCTTGACGGGGAGGCGTCCAGATCGGAAAGGAGAATGACGACATGATGACAAAGCAGCAGGAGCGCGAAACCCTGAACAAGATTTCTGACCTGATCGCCGCCGCTGGCCCTGATAGCTATATCGGGATGGCCTTTGCCGGATGCGTGGAAATGGTAGCCGAGAATATAGAAAACGACTTCGTTAGCAAAGTATCAATATCCATTTCCCCACCTCCAAAATTAAATTTTTTATCTACAGCGCCAACGCTTTCAGCACATCCTGTGATTTTTCTTCTTGACTTTATTGCACGGGCGATATATATTTATGGCACGGGCAATAAAAGGAGGTGTAATTGTGTCCCCATCTAAAGGGCGGCCACCCATTGAAAACCCCAAAAGTGTGCGCCTGGAAATTCGCTTGACTCAATCGCAAGCTGACATACTTGCTGAATGCGCAGAGCGATTAAACACTTCTCGAACAGAAATTATAAACAAGGGCGTTGAAATGGTCAAGGCCGAACTGGACAAAAAACAATAAGACAACCGGGGAGCCGTGGAAAGCAATTCCCGATTGTCTTATCCCACCCCACCCGGAGGCGAGGCTAAATCCATTATAGCCTTCCTCCCGGTGAAAATCAAGGAGGAACATATGAAAAAGACTACCAGCGACAACCCGGCAAGAGACGCCATCTTCCGTCTGGATCAGCTGCAGACCAAGCTGGAAAATGCCGCCAGCCTCCTCTTCGCCATCTACGAAGCCATGGAGCGGGACACCTCGTCCCAGAAGGAGAACGCCAGCGCCGTGTGGGGCCTGTGGGACTACCTGACCACCCTGCTGGAGCAGAGCGGCGCTCTCATCGAGGCGGGCATCCATGAAAGCGAGGTGGCCTGACATGACCGAGCTGATCAAAGTCACCTACGACAATGACCGCCCCGCCGTCTCCGCCCGTGAGCTGCACGAGTTTCTGGAGGTTAGTTCTGAATTCTCGCACTGGTTCAAGAGGATGTGCGAGTATGGGTTTACCGAAGGTCAGGACTTTTCGTCATTTTTGGCGGAAAGTACCGGAGGCCGTCCGGCCCAGGACGCCGTCCTCTCCCTGGACATGGCGAAGGAGCTGTGCATGCTCCAGCGCAACGACAAGGGCAGGCAGGCCCGCCAGTACTTCATCCAGCTGGAAAAGGACTGGAACAGCCCGAAAAAGGTCATGGCCCGCGCCCTGCAGATCGCGGAGCGCCAGATCAAGTCCTTACAGGCGGAGAATGAGCAGCAGCGCCAGCAGATCGCGGAGTACCAGCCGATCATGCAGTATGTGGATACCATCCTTATGTCCCCCGGCACCATGGCCACAACGCAGATCGCCGCCGACTACGGGATCAGCGCCAGGAAGCTGAACAAGATCCTGCACGAGGCGGGTATCCAGCACAACGTCAACGGCCAGTGGATCCTGTACCGGCGGCACATGGGGCTGGGCTACACGAAGTCCCAGACCATCCCCATCGTCCGCGCCGACGGCACGCCGGACACGGTCCTGCACACCCACTGGACACAGAAGGGCAGACTGATGATCCACAATCTGCTGGCGGAGCGCAGCATCATCCCCGAAATGGATAAACTCGCGTAAGTTCTTCTCACGACCGGCCCCAAAACGGGGCCGGTCCTATGTTTTTACAAAGGATCGACACAGCATCGACACAGTAAACGCCTCAAACCATTGCAATTACTCAGTTTTGTGTTACGATTCCGTTACAAAATGCAAATTTTTATACAAATTTCACCCCGTGACAACTGGTGACAAAATACGGCTCGACGCGCTGCGCCTCAACGGCTTAACGCCATTTCCCCCAGCATCACCGCTCATCACAAAATTTCATAGTTTTTCACCCCTTTTGACACAGTTTCGACACAGTTGGACTCCGATGTTTGTTAAGTAACAGCCGCGTGCTCTCGCTCCTGCACGAACTGAGCCAGCAGGGAAACGGCACTGCCCTGGTGCGTCTGGCGCAGCTCCACATACACCCGCTCCATGACGGCCACGCTGTCACCCAGCCAGGCGGCAGCCGTTCTGGCGTCCACCCCGGCCTCAAAACAGATGGTGGCAAAGCTGTGCCGGAAGCTGTGCGGCGTGATACCAGCCTGTTCCTTACCCCTCGAATCGATCCGCATCGGAAGCCCTACATCCCGGCAATACTGCTTCCAGTACTTATTCACCTCATAAATCGAGAGATGCTTGCCAGTGTCCGGAGATGGAAACACCAGCCCGATCCGGTTTCTCGGCAGCGCGTCAGCCAACGGCTGCATCAGAGGGATCTCCCGCAGGCCGTTTTCCGACTTGGTGAAGTTCTCCAGAACCGGCACGTTGGCGGCGTCGTAATTGACCTTCTTGTTGATCCGGATCACGCCGCGCTTGCGGTCAATGTCCTGATAAGTCAGCGCAAACGCTTCTCCGCGCCGGCATCCGGTGTACATCAGGAAATAGCCCAGCAGCCACCAGTCCCCACGCTTTTCCCGGGCACCTCTGCGGACAAGGTCCTCCTGATCCTCCGTCAGCGCCGGGCGCTTCTTCCTGGGCAAGCCCTTCGCCTTCTTCAGCGCTGCGGCCGGATTGATCGGAAGGCCGCTCTCCGTCCGGTGATTTACCGCGTAATCAAAGACCATCCTCAGAACGCAAATTTCCAGCTGCACGGTATCGCTGGCATAGCCCTGCCGCTCAAAGGCGCGGATATAGGCGTTGAGCTCATCCGGCATGATCTCCGTGATCCGCTCGTCTCCAAAGCGCTTCTGCAGCCGCCGCAGGGTATTGCCGTAGCTGCGGTATGTAGCGTGGCGGACCTCCGCCGCTTTCGCCTCATACCAGCGGTCCCCCGCCTTCTGGAACGTCCATCCCTGCTCTGCCTCCTCCCGGTATTCCAGGAGCTTCCGGTCCACCTCCCTGTCTGACCGGCCCCGGAAGGCCTTCCGCTTGCCGTTGGGCAGCGTGATGATCTTCTCGTGGAGCCCGTCGGGCCTGACGTGATATTTGCTCTTCTTTGCCATGTTTTTCCTCCTTTTCTGCTTGCACAAATCGGAGGCGCTGTGTTATAATGCTGTGTGTGCAGAAACAGAGCGCCTCCTTGCTTCGTGGTGGTTGCGGGATGCCTTGTCTGCTGGCCGTCCGGGTGTTGGTAGCGCCCGGTCGGCTTTTTCTTTTGCTGCGAGTGATTACAACGGTGTAATCACGCCGCCGCGTTAATCTGTCCGTGATTGGCGGACGGTCCCGGCACATCAGCCGGAGACCTGTCCGCTATTTTTGGTATCCAAAACGAGGGTGTTTCCCATGCCCAAACAAGACGTCTTTTGCCCTCAGCAAAAAAGACGGCTTGTTTTGGGTATGGGGTAGATACAGTTAAGATACAGTCTTGGATAGTAGTTCTATATATACTCTCTTTTCTTTAATGGGGGGTTTATATATATATTTCCTGACAAGGAAATATATATAAACCCCCTTGAGTATTAAATATATTATACCTCTTACGCGCGCGCACGCGTGATGGGAATTGCCTCTTCCCCCGGCGCGGGGAATATGATATGATGCAATCGAACAACTGTTTGGTGCCACCGCTGTCCGCCGCTCATATACCGGCCTTCCGCGCCAGCCGGTCGATGTAATCATCTTTCCGGTCGATCTGGGCCCTCATATGTGCCACCAGATCCTTGTACTCCTGCACGTCCGCCAGGTAGGCCTCCCGTTCGCGGGCCATGCGTTCGTCCTTATCCGCCATGACCTCCTGCGCGATCCGAAGCGCCTCCAGCGTCTCCGGCCGGTCCTGGTAGACGATCTCCTTGTTGTCTGCGGCCAGCTCCATGGCGCAGGGCCATTTGGCGTCGCCGCCGATCAGGTAGTCCTCCATCAGTCCGGCGGTGATCCGCCCGATGTCCTTCCGCCGTCCGGCAAAGAAGTCGTCCACAGTGGCTTTTGAAAGGCCCGTGCTGTCGGAGATGGTCTGATTGCCCACGCCCCGCAGCTTCTTCAGATCCGTCATCCAGATCAGATACCTGTCACTGGTCATGGCCGTGGTCCGTGGCCCGGAGCAGCCGTTGCCCAGGAACTCGCATTCCAGACAGTGGTCGAATGGGCCTCCCTCCCGTGACCCGTAGTCACACGGTGTTTTCATTTACAACCCCCCTTCTCTTTCCCTGCAAAGAGCGCCTCTGCTTAGATATGGCAAGATGCCATTGCCAAAACATGGAAACTCTTTGGCAGTCAGACTTTTCACTTTGTCTGCGTTCTGGTAGGCTGTAACCAGCCCCCAGCCACCGGCCTGCCGGGCGCAGCAGTTTGGCGACGCATCGCCCGGCGGGCCAACCCTTAACCATTCAGCGGCCACTCTCCGGCCGCTCTGTACGAAAGAAAGGAGCCGTCACCCATGCCCAGTCCCATCACCCGGGATGAACTACTGAGCCAGATCAACGCCATCCTCTCAAATGCCACCGTCCGAGAACTGGAGATCGTCCTGGACCTCATCCAGAGCGTCGGACAGTAAACCAGCAAGACCGGCCTTCTACGGGCCGGTCTTTTTCATTTCCTCCACCAGCTCCCAGGCTTTGCGCTCCAGCATCTCCCACTCCTCAACGCTCATGCGTGCCATGACGGTGAGGAGTTTTCTTTTGAAGTCGTCGCTGCCAAAAGCCAGGCTGGAAAAGAACCGGTTCAGTTCCTCATTTCGGGTGAGCTGCTGGAACATCTCGCCCTCGCCGTTGCGCAGCCACGCCTCGTTCACGCTGAACTCCTTGCAGATCAAAGAAACCACCGCGTCAATAGGCTCGTTGCGGCCGATCTCGTAGTTCGCAATTGCGCCCCTCTTAATTCCAATTCTTTCCGAAAATTCCTGCTGCGACAGACCCAGCGCCTTCCGCAGCTCTTTCAGCCTGCTCTGCATTGGTCTCACCTCCTTGCCTGCTGTAAATCCACCATAACACAGGCAAAATGAGATGTCAACAAAAACTTGCAACAAAATCACAAAAAGTACTTGACACGCGCAACGCTGTGGCATATAATAGCCACAGAAGCACAAACGGCAGTCCGATCCTGACCGGCCTTATTCAATTCTCCCAGCGCCTAGTATGGAAATCAGGGCGATTCCATAACCAATGTAGAGGGCCAAAATGTATTTTGTCAGGAAGTGGCTGACAACAAACCACCCGCCGAACAAGATAGCTGCCCAAAGTAAGATTGTCAGCAGAAATGCCCGCTGCCGCGTCTGCAAGGATCCGACAATTTGAGCAAAGCCAAACACCCCAACACAGTAAGCACCTGCCAACACAACGAAAAACAAAACATAAAACATTTTTATACCCCCCCCTATTCATCCAAACTGTTTGCATCAATCTGAAAGGCAATGCGCGCTGTAATGATTGATACTATGGCGATTCCAAGCGATGACAGGGAAAACCCTGCTGTTGAAAACGTGACGACAGCGGCGAAGATGTACCACAAGATGATAAAAATGCTGTATCCTTTTGCCTTTCCTCCGATTTTGGCCGCGCAGACCGCGCCAAACAATACAGCAGTTGATGGCGGGATAACGATTATTGCAATGCCTATGTCAGAAGGCCAGTAAAGAATGTGGCTTAGAAGAGGGACCCTTGCAATAAGCGCCAAAACATACCCTACTACATTAAGAGTTACCAGCCAGACCACACAACCAACAAAAAAACCAACAATTTTAAGAACTGCTTTCATAATCTTCTCCTTTCTTTCGTGTTAACCCTTTTCATCCCATCACCCTTTCTATGGAGGTCATAACTTGAGTTCTGAACAACATCAAAACTTAATTGAATTATTCCGCAACGGAGTTTCAAAAGAAGACTGCCAAAAAATTTGTGATGAATGGGAAAACCTTACCGGAAGCAAAAGCTACGCTGACTGCCTGAGAATGATTTTCGGGGTTAGTCCGCCAAAGATAGGAGGTAATCAGATGGTTTCGTCCCCGGTTGGCTCTATCTGGAAGCCAACAACTGATATTCCAGATGTTGCGTACTGCGCTTGCTTGATGCTGCATTCCGCAGAAATGATCGAGCACAACTTTGCGGAATTTCAGTACGAATTGGCGGTCAATCGCAATTTGTACCGAAATGCGTTTGCCGTGCTTTGGAGTTACCTTAAAGATCAGGGCTTTGACCCGAAAATGATTACTATCTAGCTTTAACATGATTCTACACCATTTAACACCAGAAAGGAAGTGAAACCGTGTCCGAACACGAAAAGTCTGTCGCCGAGTCCATTACCCGCGCCCTGGAGGTCCTGCCGGACCACAAGAAAGAATTTCTTGCGGGCTACGCAGAGGGCGTCAACGCCATGGCGTCTGCACAGCTCGCGCCGGAGCCGGAGAATCCGGACGCATGAAGCGGCCTCGCAGCAAGTATATCCGCCAGCGGCCCCAGGTGAGATATTTTCGCTGCACAGTGTGCGATGCTGTCATGCCAGCTACCAAATGGAGGGGCACCACCACCGCTGGCCACGTCAAGACCATGTACTGCTACCGCTGCCGCCAGCGCACCGATCAGGTCCAGCAGGCCTGAACCCCCGCAGCCACCACGAACCAAACAAGCAAGGAGGCATGAAACATGGAACATCCCGATTACAGAAACAATCTCGAGCAGGTCCTGGCCTTTAGCAATGGCCGTCAGATGCTCACCGTCGGTGAGGTGAAGCAGTTTACCGGCATCCGGCACTACCAGACGATCCATAAGCGGTTCCCCTTTGTGGGCGGCTACATCAGCGCCGCCACGCTGGCCCGCCGTATGTGCGGAGGCGAGTGATGGCATATCAGGCACCAAAACCGTATGTACCCGTGGAGCTGTCGGCGGAGATGCGCCGCAGCCTGCTGTACGACCACCTGCCGCCGCCGGAGCCGCGGCCCCGCCCGGAACTGGGAAAGCGCGTCCAGGTCACGCCCCACATCGGGGACCACTATTCACCGCCCGTCTGGGGCACCATCGTCCAGATCCACGAGACACACTACTGGTACCGTGTGCGGCTGGACCTTGGCTTCATGGAGTGCTACCAGTGGGGCACCACAGAGTGAAAGGAGCGCGAAGACATGAACATCTTTACCATCATTGGCGTTGTCGCCGTGAGTTACTGGATCTGCTTCCCCCTGCTGGACAAGCTGGAGGGCCGAAGATGAGCGCTGTATGCAGCAAGGACTGCTTCAACTGCCCGTTTCCGGACTGCATCAACGACGCGCTGGACGCGGAGGATTATCGTCTGGCGCGGCAGATCGAGGCGGAGATCACGCTGCCAAAGTCCCAAAAGGAGACGCAGATCGCCGCCTATCAGCGGGCCTACTACGAGGCGAACAAGGACGAGATCGCCGCCTATCAGCGGGCCTACCGGGAGGCGCACAAGGACGAGATCGCCGCCAAGCGGCGGGCCTACCGGGAGGCGCACAAGGACGAGATCGCCGCCAAGCGGCGGGCCTACCGGGAGGCGCACAAGGACGAGATCGCCGCCAAGCGGCGGGCCTACTACGAGGCGAACAAGGACGAGATCGCCGCCAAGCAGCGGGCCTACCGGGAGGCGCACAAGGACGAGATCGCCGCCAAGCGGCGGGCCAGAAGATCCACGCCAGAGGGACGTTCTGCATACAACGCTTATATGCGGGAATACCAGCGCCGCAAACGGGCGGCTACGAAAGCGGAGGTTTCGGAATGAAACAGAGAGACCTATGGGAATATGACCGCAGCGCCTACGAACGGCGGCGCGGGACCCGGGAAGAGACCCGCCGGGACCGGAACACCCTGCTGTTCGTGTACGCGGTGATCGTCTGGGCGCTGGCAACGGTGATCCTGTTTACCCTGTCGCAGACAGAGGAACCGCAGGAGACTCCCGAGCCTGTCGTGGCGTCTCCCGCTACCGTCATCTTGGAGCCACCGGTTTATCTGGACAGCGGTGTCGTACATAGAGAGGCGCAGGAGCCCGCGCAGGAGCCATTTTATGCGCCGGAGGATCTGGAGGCCCTTGCCCTGGTGATCTACCAGGAGGCGGGCGGCGACGCCTGCAGCAACGATACCCGCCAGATGGTGGGCGAGGTAGTCCTGAACCGGGTGGCGGACGAGCGGTTCCCCGACACGATCCGGGAAGTTCTGACAGAACCTCGCCAATATGGGCGGCTGCACTGGACTGGCCTTGTCTGGCCCGACCGGGCGGAACACGAGGCGGAAGCAGTGGAGAGGGCGTATGCGTGCGCGGAGGCGCTGCTGTCCGGCGCGGAGCGACTGTTGCCGGAGGATGCCGTCTGGCAGGCGGAGTTCCCCCAGGGTGAGGAAGTGCTGGCCGAGCGAGACGGCCTGTATTTCTGCCGCTGAGGAGGACCCCGTTATGACCAGACTGGAACTGCTGGCGGCCGCCGCGCTGCGGCTGGATGGGAAAAGCTGGGAGGAGATCGGCGAGCGGTTGGGATACGCGCCCTCTGCGGTCTACGCCAACCTGCGGAGCCGCATCCTGTTCCGCAAGCGGTCCGTCCCCTGCGTTTATCCGGCGATCTCAGAGGTGATCGCACGCCGCTGCAGCGGCAGCATCAATGCCTTTGCCGCCCGCTGCGGCGTATCTTACAGCACCATGTACGCAGTCCTCTCTGGCCGCGCGTCGGCGGAGCGGCTGCAGGATATCATCTGCGCCGAGACCGGCCTGTCCCCTGACGAGGCGTTCCGGCGGAAGGAGGAATAGCATATGGCCCGCTATCACTGCGATTATTGCGGCGTGTACTTTGATGAGCCCATGACTGTCACGTTCCGGGAGATCGTGGCGGAGCGCACCATGACCTATGCGGAGGAGCGCTGTCCCGTCTGCGGATGCTCCAGCTTCTCCGGTGCCAAGGACTGCCCAAAGTGCGGACGGCCCATGCCGGCCGACGACGTCCTGTGCGACGTCTGCCGCGCGGACCTCAAGGCCCGTGTCCTGGCATTTGCCGACACGCTGACGGCGGAGGAGGAAGAGCAGCTGGACGGCTGGCTGGACGGCGACACCATTACAAGTAGGAGGCACTGGACATGAAGCACGCCTATTACACATGCGACGTCTGCAAGTCCGAGATTGCTTGCGGGGACATGTACAGCATCGTGGTCTCTACGACGAAACAATCGGTAGCGGAGGACGATGCCTTGCGGAAATTACACATCAAGCGGGGTGGACTCGTTTGTGAGCCGCATTTCTCATTTTCGTACCATAAAGACCTTTGCGGGAGTTGCGCCAAAAAGTTCTACGGCATGTTTGGCAAGTTCGAGAAGGTTGCTGGTGTTCTCCAAGCAGAGGTGCAAACATGATTTACTTCGACGAAGCTACCCATACCTACACCGTGGACGGCCAGCGGCTCCCCAGCGTCACGGAGATCTGCCGCTTTCTTTCCTATGACCGGAAATCGGACAAGCCGTGGCTGGCCCAGCAGGCGGCTGACCGGGGTACCCGTATCCATGAGGCCTGCGTCTTGCTGGACTACGGCGAGGACCCGGAGGACGATCCGGAGATCGCCGGTTATCTTACGGCCTACCGCCGCTTCCTGCATGATTACAAGCCGGAGTGGCAGGGCATTGAGACCATGCTGGGGAGCAAGTCGCTTGGCTATGCCGGCACCTGCGACCGCTACGGCATCATTAACGGGCGGCGCGTGGTTCTGGACATCAAGACCGGCGCCAGCGTCAACAAGGTCTCCGTTGCCTCGCAGCTGGACGGCTACGCATCGCTTTTGTGGGCCAAGCGCGGATGGTGCGCGGACTCGCTGTTCTGTCTGCTCCTTCGGAAGGACGGGGTTTATGTCCTGGGTGAGATGCCAAAGGAGCTGAGCGCGTTTGTCGTGTGCCACAGAATCCACCTGATGCTTTCCCAGAAAGGAATGACAATACGATGAATGAAATGATCTTGTACTCCTGCGACGCCGCCGCCATGACGGTACAGCCGGAAAAACGCACCGGCAACTACTGGATCTCCACCCCCGCCGGTGTCCCCGCCAAGCTGACGCGCGGCGTGGACTTCGGCATGATCCGCAAGAAGGACGGCAGCGCCATGAGCAAACACCCAACGCTGTTCAAGGCCGGCGCTGAGAAGGTAGCCGTGGCTTATGGTCTGTGCCAGAATTACGAACTGGTCAGCCGGATCGAGGACCCGGCCAACGGCTTTTTCTATTTCCTGGTCCGCTGCGACCTGGTGAAGATCGTCAACGGCGAGCGCTACGTCATCACCAGCAGCTACGGCAGCGGCAACACCCGGGAGGGCCGCACCGGCTCGCAGTCCCCCTATGACGGCGCCAACTCCGCGCTGAAAATGGCCCAGAAGCGGGCGCTGGTGGCGGCGGCGTTGTCTCTGGGCTGCCTGTCGGACGCCTTTACACAGGATCTGGAGAGCGACACCGAGGACGGCGAGGCGTACTTTACGGGCAAAGACCCGGAGCGTCCCATCACCCCCGCGCAGGTGAAATTTTTCTACGCCGCCGCCGCGCGGCACGGACTGACGAAGCAGGAAGCCAAGGCTCTGTTGAAAGCGCATGGCTACGAAAGCGCGAAGGACATCCGGTCCGGGGACTTTGACGCCCTGCTGGAAGATATGGACAAGGAGGATGCGTGAATGTACCTGAAAGGCATCAAGGACTATGACCGGCAGGGTAAGGCGCGGGAGACCGGCGTCTTTGCCGGTCCTGTATCCCGGGACGGGGAACTGCGCCGGTCCCAGAACGGGAAAACGTATGGGCAGATTTCCGTCCGGGCCTTTGGCCGGCAGGACGGCACGGCGGCCTTCATGACGCTGAAATCCTTTTCCGATGCGGACGCCCGCCGCATTGCCGCACTGCATAAGGGGGACCGCATCTTTGCCGCCGGCGTGGTGGACAGCCGGGACTATAACGGCAAGACCTACACGGATATGCTGGTGGACCTGCTGCTGGTCCCGAACGACACCGCCGCCAACCTGGCGGACCTGGAGCGCCGCATGGACTCCGCCGGGTTTGATACCGGCGGAGATCCGATCCCGCTGAACGAGGAGGACACGGATGAAGGACTTCCTTTCTGAGCAGTGGGCATCTATTCCTGGTTACGAAGGCATCTATGAAGCGTCTGACGCCGGGCGCATTCGCTCTTGCGAAGGGAAAATAACGCTATCTGACAGACACGGCATCCGCCGTTGGAAACAGAGGATATTAAAACAAAAATTCCATCCTGGTAAGAACGGCCGAATTGACGCAAGGATATGTCTCTACAAAGACAAGAAACCCAAAACGTTTCTGGTGTCGCGGCTGGTTGCTATGGCTTGGTGCAGCGGATATTCTCCAGATTTGACTGTCAACCATAAAGACGGCAACCCTCTGAATAATGCCGCCGACAACTTGGAGTGGGTCACGCGAGCACAAAATATTCAAGAAGCCTTTTCCGCTGGACTCTATGCGGGCATCGAAAAAGAAATCTGCCTTGTACGCCTTGCCGACAACACAAGGCTGGCATTCCCCTCTTGGAGCGAAGCCTCTGCGCACCTCGGACATACCAGAGGTTATATCAGCAACTGTTTCGCCCGAGGGCGAGCCCTCCGTGATACATCAGGGTCCTATTACAGAATTGAGCGATAACAGGAGGAATACCCCATGCAGCTAGGAATGTTGCCGGACGCCTCACAGTATCTGGTGTATGAACCCCGCTTTCTGGACCCTGACGCGCCGGAGGGCCTGTGGCTGTGTACGGACGCGGAGGACGCCGCCGCCGTTGAGATCAACGCGGCCTGCCTGGCCGCCGGCGTCCCATGGGAGGCCCTGCGCCTTTGCCGCACCTTCTTTGAGGCGTTCTCTTGTGTCCTGGTGGTGGGCGCCGACAGCGCCCGCAGGGCCGCGCTGGCGGACGCCCTGCGGCGTCAGGTGCCGTCTGTGGAGGTCTGCGTCACAGCACAAAGCGCGTATCTCGGCTGCGGATCCGTCAGGGAACTGCGGGAGACTCACGGACTGGAGCGGGTGGAACGCCTGTGGGAGGACGCGGAAGAGCTGCCGCCTTACGGACTGGTGGAGATGTCCAGCGTGGAGGCGGTGGACATCTCCCACCAGCCTCACGCCAGATCCGGTATCCCCGGCCTGGACCAGCTGATCGGCGGCTTGTACGAGGGGGAGCTGTCCCTCTGGACGGGAAAGCGCAAGGAAGGGAAATCCACGCTGCTTGGTCTCCCCATTCTTTCCGCCCTGCGGGAAGGCCGCCGGGTCTGCGTCTATTCCGGGGAACTGCCCACCTGGCGCTACAAGGCGTGGCTGCTGGCGATGGCTGCCGGGCCGGACTATTTGCTGGAGGAGGCGACCGACACCGGGAAAAGCGTGTGGGTCCCCCGCCCGGAGATCGCGCGGCAGGTGGACCTGTGGTGGAAGCGCCGGCTCTTCCAATTCGATCACCGGGCAGCCGACATCCACAAACCGGAGGTCCTGCTGGGCATTATGCGCTATGCCTGGAAGCGGTATGGCTGCAGCGTCTTTGTGGTGGACAACCTGATGACCGTGGATCTGACGGGCGAGGACTACTACCGGGCCCAATCCCGCTTTGTTGGGCAGCTGGTGGACTTTTCCCACGAGACCAAGGCCCATGTCCACCTGGTGGCGCACCGGCGCAAGGGCGGCACTTCCAAGGGCAGCAAAGGGGACAGCGACGACGTGTCCGGCTCCGGCGATCTGACCAACCGGGCGGACAATGTTTTCGCCGTCAGCCGCGCGGAGGATGACGAAACACTCTATGACGCCCGTCTGGAGATCCTGGCAAACCGTGACTTTGGCGCCACGGGCACTCTGCTGCTGCACTTTGACGTCCGGTCCCGCCGGTATTACGCCTCCACGCCCAACTGGCGCTGCGGCTGGGAGCCGGAGCATCTGGCGCAGGAGACACTGAAACCCTTTCAGGAACTGACCGGCCCAGACGCGGACAATCCATTCTGAGCGAGGGAGGGCCTTACATGAAATTCACGATCCCCTATCCGCCTACCAAGGCCGGCAGAACCGCATGGAACAAGCGCTACGGCCTGAACGCCTACTATTCCGGCAAGCACTGGCAGGCCCGCAAAAAGGACGCGGAGACGCTCCACACGCTGGCGCTGCTGTCTATGAAAAAGGCCGGCATTCGCAAGCGTCTGCTCCCGTATCCCGTGGAGATCACTTTCCGCTGGGACGATGGCCTGGACATCGACAACCACGCCGTGCTGGGCAAGGCCTTTGTGGACGCCATGAAGGGCTACATACTGCGGGACGATACGCGGCGGTTTTTGCGGCGCGTCACGCACGAGTTCTGGGACGGCGGCTGTATGGAGGTTGAGATCCGAAGACTGTACACTGACGAGGGCGAGACGGTATGACCTACAATCAGATCGTTTATCGCCGCCGGCGCGCGGCCGGCCTGTGTGTGGTCTGCCAAACCCCTACCGATAAGAGCCGCTGTCCTTCCTGCATGGCAAAACAAATCGAGTACGTTAAGCGCTATGAGTGGAAACGCCACCACCGGCCGCGTTGAACGAGGAGGACTGACATGGAGGAATATATCAGCCGGGAGAGGCTTTTGCGTGACCCTTGAGAAGCCGAAAGGAGGCACAAAGCAATGTATAAAGATGAATATGACCCCTGCCAACATTGTCCCTACCAAGACGCCTGTGATGTGTGGGAGGCAAGCGTTTGTCCGATGATAGATCCGGACGCAGACCCATGGGACATTTGAGGAAGGAGGCCTCTATGTGGGAGCAATTTATTGATGACTGGGAAAATAGTAGGGCTGGCAACGAAGGTGGGCGGAGCGCGACGGCAATGAAAGTTATCTACCGTCTGATGTGCATCATGAGCCTTATTGGGGGACTGGCATTTGCCAGACAGGGAGGCACGGCGCAGACGGTTTGGTTCTGCACGATGGCATTGATTTTCTATGATTGTCAGAAGGAGTAAACCGATGGCTGAATTGAAACCGTGCCCTTGTGAAACCTGCGAAGTCCGAAAAGGGTATGCCAGAGCGTTTGATATGCATATTTGGGGCGACGATTGCCCGTATGTCTGCGAGAAGTTTGAAGAATGGAACCGAACGGAGGCCACACCATGAAATTCAAGAAAGACGGGAAGGTGTTTGAGGATATTAGGGCTGCTCGTTACGTATACTGCCAGAACGCTAATTATTGCAGAAGATGCGATGTAGGGGCAAATTCTGCGAGGGACTGCATTGATTTGTGCAAAGACATGCCAGCCGAAGCCGCCCGCCTGATGGGCTATGAGGTGGTGGAGGATGGCAAGCAGTCAACTACCAGTCAAGTAAACCAGCCAGAGACAGTCAACTGTCGGTCAAGTAAGCCTCTGCGCGACTGGACGCTGGGGGAGGCAAAGGAATATTGCGAGAATAATTCTGGACTATGCAACGAGGTTTTTTGCCCGCTCAAATCATTTTGCGATTTCTTGGAGGCGAGGTCGCCGGAACTGTTTGCCCCCGGATATTGGGCCTTGACCGAAAAACCCCGCTTCACGCCGTGGGCCGTGGGGATTGCGAAGGGGATTGTAGAGCTGCTTACCGACAAGTGGAACGAAATAAGAATAAGCAGGTGCCATAATGGTACGCTCTTGATTGTTGGGAAGAACGGGTTGGAAGTGGAGATAAACAAAACGCTCTTTCCGTCCATTCGTCCTATGCAGTCCATCAAGCTCTCCGACATCGTGGGAGGCAGCACATGACGGGAGCGGCATATAACCCCAGAGACCCGCGAGAGCAATGGGTGGAGATAGCGGGATACAAATACCGATACCGCGTCAGCAATAAGGGCCGCGTCCAGAAGATGCGGGCAGACGGGACGTGGAAAGATATGACACCGTCAAACTATGGTGGCTCCGCTTGGCGCATACAGCTTACACTGCCTGACGGCACAAGATCGCGAGTGGCTGTGTCTGCTCTGGTAGCGGACGCTTTTCTGGGAGGAACACCGCCGGGGATGAGGCGGTGCCACAAGAACTGTGCGTACAGCGACAACTCTGTCGAAAACATTGTTTTCCTGACCAACGCCGAAGCGGCTAAACGCTACCGGCCCGGAAACAGCCGCCCAGTGGTGAAGCTGGATCGCGAGGGAAACGTGGTGGCCGTATACCGTTCTCAAACAGAAGCGGCGCGATCAAACTACATCACGCAGCAGGCTATCAGCAATCGATGCAACGGTAAGATTGAAGATCCATACCGGCTGGACGGATACGATTATCGTTTTGAGGGGTGAGCACATGAACCAATCAGCCAAGTACGACGCGGGCAAACCCAGACCGACGCTGGTATCCACCAACCTGATCCGGGCGGTGATGGCTATTCGGGAATACGGCACGGCAAAATACGGAAGCCCCAACAACTGGCGGTCGGTGGAGCCGGAACGCTACCGGGATGCGTTGTACCGTCACTGGCTGGCCTATCTGGACGGCGAGCGCTGCGACCCGGAAAGCGGTTTGCCTCACCTGTGGCATCTGGTTTGCAACGCCATGTTCCTGATTGATATGGAGGAACCTTCTATCCCGCCAGAAAGGAGAGTGAGGACTATGGCAAGTCACGAACACATCCAAGCCTTTTTGATGCACGAGATTGAAGAACTGCTTGAAGCCATCCAGAAGCGAGGCGTCGGATATATCGACCGCACCGGCGTGGGAGAAATCGACTACAAAATTGACGGCGTTGTGTACCACATCAAAATCACCGAAACGGAGGACTGAGGACTATGGAATGGATCAGCGTGGAGGAGGTGACCGGCCGTGAATGACACGTCCGCGTGGGTTCGCATCCCGGCCCATTTGGAGGCAGAGGCGGACCGCAGGACCCTGGCGGGCATTCTGGCCGCCGCCGGTCTGGAAGTCCGCCTCGTAAAAGACAGAGCAACCAAAGGCGGCTCATGGAAGCGCTATTTGGAATACAGATCAAGGAACGGAGAGTGAGGATCGTGCCGGTTTAAAAAGCGGGGGTTGGCAGATGGGGCAATCTGACAACAGGAGATACCCGATGAAATACAAATTCTCAACGCAGCAGCTCGAGCGCATGGAGAAGTGCCGCTGGCTGACCGACCGGGAGCGGAAGATTTTCAACCTGGTTTATCGCCGGGGATGGGCTGAGGAGGATGCGGCGGCGGAACTGTATGTAAGCCGCAGCACCGTGGAAAAAGACCTGCGCTCCATCCGGGATAAAACCGGGATACTGCGTGGATAATGAAGCGATCCGCCAAGCACAAAGAAGCGGGCTCTATGGGACAATCCCCCTAGAGCCCGCTTCTTTTCTGCGCGCGGGGAAAGCAGCCGGGCCACTTCATGAAAGGAGACAAAGCAATGGCTGAATTTGCATCCAAGGGTGTTGCTGGGTCCGGTCTGGGCCTTGGCATTGCCGGCACGGCGCTGGGCGTTCTCAACGGCGGTCTGGGCAACCTGCTGGGCGGCATCGCTGGCGGTTACAATGGCTATAACTGCGGGTATGTAACGCCCTGCGGCGACAATATGCCCATCAACCGCTACGAGGCCGGACAGGCCTCCCGGATCTCCGAGCTGGAGACGGAGGTCAAGCTGCGGGACGCCAACTTCTACACCCTGTCCGAAATGGGCAAGCTGCGGGATTATGTGGACGACCGCTTCAACAAGGTGGAGTGCCAGCTGGGCGACCAGAAGGCCTTCAACGCCGGTACGATCACGCAGATCTCCTGCATCCAGAATCAGGTTGCGCAGCTGATGGGCCTCACCCGTCTGGTGATCCCCAACGGCAGCGTCTGCCCCGGCTGGGGCGATGTGACGGTGACTCCCGCCACGGCTGCCGCCGGCGCCTGATCCGGCTGAAAGGGCGGGGGCTCCGGCTCCCGCCCTTTCTGATTATATAGTATCGTAAGGAGCGTATGAAATGGTCTCACTGAACAAAGTGAAAGCCGGTGCCGCCCGGTATCTCGACGAGGAGTTCACCAACAAACTCACCGGCTGGCAGAAGTGGGTGTTCGGCGCCGGTGCTGCTATGTACCTGGAAAACCTCTCCGGCGTCACAGACCGTCTGCGCCAGTCGGGGATGATCCAGACGCTGGGTCTGATGGACGAGTCCGGCAGCGTGGACGTGGAGCGCCTGTACCTGCACTTCAAGGCGCAGGCCCAGAAAGGCCCCATCACCTTTGATATCCCCATGATCGGCTCCGTCACGCTGAAAGAGGCGGACGTGGACAAACTGTATACCTGCATCATGCAGGCATAGGAAGGGAGCAAGCATGAACCAGATCGAACATATGATGAAGCTGTACGAGGACGCGCTGGAGGAACTGATGGGCGCGCAGAAATATGCCAAATGCGCCCATAAGACAGAGGACACAGACGATAAGACCATGTATCGCGGCATGGCAAAGCAGGAGCTGGAACACGCCCACAACTTCATCCGCTCCGGCGACCGCCTCTTTAACAGCGCCGACAGCATGGACTCCATGAAGATGGTCTGGACGAGCCTGCGCCAGCATTTGCTGGACTGGCACGCCGACATCACCCACAAACTGGGATAAAGCGAAAGAGAAAAGACCCACCCGCAAGGGTGGGCCTTTTCGCGTCAGGATTTGTAGGGATTGTTTTTCTCCCAGGACTTATTGATGATGACCAACAGGTCCGCCTTTTGGCGTCGGCTCAGATCCGTCTCCATGTCCAGATACCGCTTCGCCTCTTCCTTCGTCGGCTGACCGGCGGCGTTGCTGCCGTCGTAGTCGTAGGTTTGCGTCATGGCATAATAGGCGTCTGGCGTCATTCCGGCGGCTTCGGCCTTTTCGTACTTCTCGTACTGACTGTTGGTGTACTCCGGGAACACGGCTCTCTTCGCCTTGTAGTCTGCATAGCCGTACATCTTCGCAATGTACTCTGCCTTTTCCCCGTCGCCCATGGCCTTATACGCTTCGCTGCTCATAGCGGCCTGCGCAAGCCGATAGCTGTTCTGGCCCTTTTCCTTGGCGTAGCGGGTGTACTGCTCCGCCGTCAGGTCGTGCTTTTCGCTGTTGAACTCGATGCTGCGGGAAGCGCGGTCCGGGAACACGCCGGTGTCTCCCGTCGCATCCCTGACCCGCTGCAGCTCCGCCTCCACCTTGTCCACCTCTACCTGCGACACATAGGCGGGGCTCAGTGTGTTGCTGAAGATCCGCCAGCCAAGGTCTCCGCTCTCTTCTTCCCGGCCCCACGCGTCGATGTAGGGGACCTGCTGATAATCCAGGCCGGGCAGCCGGGACGAGGCGCGGCCCAAAGTGTACTGCAGATCCGGGAACAGCCTGTTTTTATCCGCATAGGTGGTCATGCGAACATTTTCGCCGCTCCGCTCCGCCTGTCCCAGCAGGGTAGGGATGCCCTGAGAAAAGTAAGAGGCCAGCATGGATCCTATGATGCCGGGAATGGGATTTCCCTCTGCATACTGAACGCTTTCGATCAGATCGCTGACGCCCTGCATCATGGACAATTCCAGCATTGGGTTTGCCGCAGCCTTTGCGGATTCCAACACGCTGTTGACAATGCTGCTGGCGTCCCATCCGTTTTCTCCGACGGCGCTCATCGTCTCCACGCCCATAAAGAACGGAAGAGACTCAGGCGCCAGCCAGTCCAGGGTAATAGACGTGCCGTCCTCCAGTTCCAGCGCATAACCCTGGTGTCCCAGCAGTTCCGACCACTTGTCGTCTTCGCTGTCGCCCTGCGCTCCAGTCACCAGTCCCTGCGCGAACAGGAATGCGCCCAGACCAAATAGAGCGGATCCGGTCAGTCCGGCGGCCACGTCGTCCATCGCCTGGGAGATGCTCATGTCCCCTTTTTGCACTCGCCGCAGATCCAGCGTCAGGCTTTTGGCAAGCCCCGCCGGAGAGTATTCCAGAGCACGGGAGAGGATGTTTGCCGGCGTTTTCTTAAACGGCATGACCGCCTCGCCTACCGGGCCAAAAGCGCTAACGATTTTCTGCGTCCGCCCGGCAAGCTGGCTGTTGTCCTGATAAGTGGCTTTTAAAGCCTCCTGCGCCGCGTAGTCCCTGGCGCGGCTCAGCAGACTGCTGTCTACCTGGCCGCTTTCCAGCTGTGCCGCCGTTACGCCGTTAGCTTTCAAATACCCAGCCAGCGTGTCCGCGTAGGTGATCCGCTTAAAAACGGCATCTTCCCATTCCAGGGCGGCGCTGCTGCCGCGCCTTGCGGCTTCCAGCGCTTTCCCGCCGGTGGCGTTCCACCACGCAAAGCGCCCCTTGCCGAAGACCTGTCTGCGGCTCTGGATCTCGCTCCGCACATCGTCGTATCTGCTTCCGCTCAGTGCGTCGGCGGCGTTGCTGTAGTCGGTCCACGCCGCGCGATACAACGAGGGAGACGCGGCAAAAGATTTTGTCCGTTCTACCTCCACGCCAGCGGCGGACAGCGCCGTCTCCAGCGCGGCGGCGATCTCATTCTTGATAAATCGCACCGGCTGGAACCCTACGTTGCCTAGGATGTTGCGGATATGCGTCCGGGGGTTGCCCAGCATGGACAAATACCTCCACGCGTTCCATCGGGCTCTCCAGTTGGAAGGCACCTGGTCCGCCACATTCTGGTAGATATCCCGCATCGCGGCGTCCCGTCCCGCCTGGTCTGTCTGGTCCAGGAACTTCTGCACCAGGGCATCGTCGATCTTGATGTCTGCGATCCCGGCGTCTCCCATCTGTTTTTGCAGAGCGGCTTTCATGTTTCCCACGCTCCGCTGTACGCCGTAAAGCTGCGCTTCCGGACTCAGCTTGCGGAATAGAGACATCGCCTGCAAGGCTTGTCCGGCACTGGTATTGAGGGACTGATACAGCGACAGGAGTTCTGCCGTTGTCTGGCCGTCCCGGGCATTGGCGGCGTTGTTCAGAAGCGTCTGACCCAGTACCGCAATGTCCTTGGATACCTGTCCGGAAGTCACGGCGCTGCGGAACTGCTCCAACGCGCCCGCAAACCCAACATCCGTTATCGTGCTCCTTGCCTGGACAATGGCTGACTGGTCTGTTTTCCGGTCATAAGACAACGCCCCGTCCGCCACCATTTGCTCGATCTCAGCGACCACCTCGTCCGGTACCGCCCGCGCTCCCATCACGGTAGAGGCGGACTTGCTGATGTTCCGCCCCGCAAGGTCCCGCGTCGGCACATCCACCGGGCGGGCCGCGTTGGCCCCTTCCGGGTAAAAGCTGCTGCTCTGGGCCTGCAGATTGTCGTAGTCGCTGTTCAGACTCCCCGCATCCGCCGCGCCCAGTCCGTCGCCGGTATTGACAACATCCGCCCTTTGTGCTATGGTAGGATCAGAATTGAGGGGATGCATACCCTCAACTGGAGCTGTTTCCGTTACACTTGCGGTAGGTGCTGGACCTACGTCGGCATTTGTAGCCGGAGACAGCTCTATTTCATGCAGCTTGTGTGTGCGGTAGTTATTGGTGTTAGGAAACACCTCAACATCAAATGCGGCGATGTACTGGCGCCCGTTAATGGTCACGGGCGTTTCAAAATAGTCAAAGCGGACGGTCAGCTTTTGTCTCCCGCTGTGCTGCGTATACGCACCGCTGCCCACATATTCGCCGTTGCGAACAACATCCGTCAGGTTTTCCAGCAGCGCCAGCTTTTCAGCCGTCAGGTTCGGGTCGTTGATGACCTTCCCGGGGACGTTGTTGTTGATATCAACTGTATACTGCTGCCCGTCGAAAGTGACGCCGGATACCGGCACATTTTTGGCGGGCTTAAAAATTGCTTTGTACGCGTCTTTCAGGGACGCTTTGAAGCCTTTCCCTGCGACAGAATTTTCCAGCGCCCGGGCGCCACGGATGCTGTTCTCTGCGGTTCTGACGCTGCCCGGATGCACGGTGACCTGTGCAGAAGACCGCTGCGTCTGCGTCGGCGTCGCGCCCTGATACGGGTTACGGATCGTGGTCGCCCGCCCCACCCGCACAGGCCCCGCAGCGCCCTCTGCGGCGCTCTGTGGCGCGTTCTGCGGTGTGGTGGTATCTGTACCCGCCGAAGCTGCGCCCTGCGCTTGTGCGGCGTTTCCCGGGCTTTCGTTTGCGTTTCTGCGGCTGCCGATCACATCCCCCACACCGCCGACGCCGCCAAGGGCCGCGCCGATGGCTGCATCGTACAGGGCGCTCTCCAGATCGAAGGACGCCTCCGGGTCATAAGTCAACCGCTGCAAAACCGGCTGGAATACGGCTTCTGCAAATTCCTCACCGCCTTCGCTCAGCGCAGAAAGAGCCAGCTTGCCAGCCGCGCTCTGTCCCAGACGTCCAGTCGCTTTGCGGATGGCATCATCCACCACGCCCTTGCCAAACATCTGCTTAAACGGCGCGGACACGTTGGCGATCTTCTCCGTCGCGGCACTCAGCGCCGCGCTGCCAAGGCCATAACCCCACTGCGCCAGCTCGTCGCCTCCGGCTTGCCGCGCCTCCTGTGCTCCGCCGCCGAAACCTCTCAGCGCCATGGGCAGCAGCGCCCCGCCGCCGGTCACCATTCCGATGGCCGCGTCGCCCAGCATCTGGACGCCGGCGGTGCCCGCATCCATCAGGAAGCGGCCAACGCCGTTAACGCCCTCTTTTGCCCGGTCCAGCATCTGCTGAGACTGCGCCGCCAGCGCGTCAGCCGTGGCCTGGGTCCGCTGTGCCTCCGCCAGGTTGGCCGTCTGGCCCGCCAGTTCCTGCGGGAGCCTTGCCCGAGCCTCCCGCAGCAGGGTCTCATACTGATGCACATTAGCCCGCGCGGCCTCTGCTTCCATCCGGGCGATCTCGTCATTGCCCTTTGCCTGGGCACGCTGAAGCGCCGCCTGTGCGTCTGCCAGCCTCCGCTCGTATTCGCTGATCTCCGCATTTGTGGTGGTCACGCCGGTGCGGGCGGTGGCGTTCTGCACGGTGCCCAGCGCATTGACCATCCCGGCGGCGTAGCTCCGCCCGGTGCCGGACAGCCAGTCCTGAAACCGCCCGTTAGACGCGTTCTGGTTTTCCAGCGCCTGATTGACAACGGCAAGCTCCCGGTCCAGCTGGTTGATGCGGTCGGCAACGTCCGGAGTGCGCAGGGATCCAAGCGCGGTCCGCTCGCTGTAGAGTTCCTCCTGCCGCTTTCGCAGTCCGGTGATGTTGGCATTCCGGGCGATCTCGTAACCCGGAGACGTTGCTTCGCCCTGCCCGAACAGCCGGTTCGCCTCCTGCACCATAATGTCCGGCGCGGAGCTTGGAGCGGGCGGCGCGGTCTCCGCCTTTTTCGCCGCCGCCCGCGCTGCGTTGATCTCGGCGTTTTTGATGGAGGTCCCCAGCACTTTCGCACCAGTCGCCGCGTCACTTGCCAAAGCTTTTTCTCTGGCTTTTTTGCGCACTTCCTCAAAAGTCATGTGGGAGCCTCCTTACTGCAATCCCAACTTCCCGATCAGATACAAATAATCGGCCTGTGTCATCCAGCCGTTCCCGTTGTTGTACTCCCGCTCAATGGCGTCCAGCCTGTCACTCTGCGACAGATAATTTTTAAACAGGTCTGTATACCAGCCTTTGGCAATATTGCTTACGCCGCTTCCGTCCCGCGCAACATCCTGATACGGTTCGCCGAAATAATACTGATAGGCGGCACGGGTCGTACCGTTTACCACACCGCTTTCCAGCGCGCTCAGCGTTTGCGCCGCCGTCAGCGTAGGCTTGCCGCTCCCTCCGCTGCTTCCGCCTCCGGAACTGCTGCCGCTGCTTTTGCGCAGCGTGGACAGCACCGACGCGTCATACGGCGCGCCCATGTAGTATTCATAGGCTTGCGTGACGCTGGGCGTCGCCAGTCCGTCACCCAGCGCGGACATCATCTGGGAATAGCTCAGCAGCGGCTCCTGCGGGGCGGCTGCGGCGGCTGCCTGCGCCGCCAGCTGGTCCTGATAAAGCCGCTCCTGCCACGCCCATTCCCGGTCCAGCTGCGCCTGCTGGGCGGCAAGTTCCTGCTGGCGCAGCAGTTCGTTGTACAGCGCCTGGCTCAGCTGGGCGTTGCTCTGGGCCGTGGCCTGCTGCACGCCGCTGTTGTACTGGTTCATCAGCTGGGCTCGCATCAGATCCACATCCGCCTGACTCTGGGCCTCCTGCGCCCACAGGTTGCCCAGGTTCCCCTGCTGCGCCATACTTTGGGACAGCGCCATCTGTCCCGTCGCGCCGGTGTTGAGGCCCTGCGCCACAAACAGTTCGTTGAGCCGCTGGGTGTCCAGGGCGCTCTGTCCGGCGGTCTGGTTCCGGGCTGCACGGTACTGCTCCGCGATCCGCTCGTTCTGGCGGTTCAGTTCCGTCACGTTCTGGTCATAGGCGGATTTCAGCGCCGCCAGTTCCGCCTGCAAATTCTGGGCGTACATGTCGCTCAGGTACTGCGTAAGATCCCCGTATCCGCCGGCGGCACCGCCGCTGTAACTGCCGCTGCCGTACCCGGAAGAAACGCTGCCCCCGGCGCTGCCGCTTCGGCTGCTGCTGGGGCGGGATGCGCCGTAATAGTCATACGGGTCATACCGGAACTCGTCCTGCAATTCCTGCACATACTGGTTGGCGGCGGCCATGTCATTGCCCACCGCCAGCCCGGAAGACAAAGAGCCCACCTTGTCCCAGTCGCCGCTCTGGGCCGCCTGATACATGGCCTGATGGGTGGCGCTGTTGTTGGCCTGGGTGGTCTTCTTGGTGCTGGTAGCGGATGCTCCGCCGTCTTTGATGCGGGCCACCTGGCGGCCCTGGTCGTCGTACCGGACGGTATAATTACCCTGCTTCACGCTTTGCCCCGCCAGGGACTTGTCCTGCGTCCAGGCGGCGGACTTTACAGCTTCTTTTGCCATGCGGCCTCCTCTCCTCTCTCCGCCGCTGCGGTCACGTCATCTGCTCATGATACCGGTGCAGCATCACGGCGAACTGTTTGCGGGTAACCGGCTCTTCCAGCATCAGGTCCCCGGCGGCGTTGCCCTGCATAATGCCGTTGGCCTGTACCCACGCCATGGCGATATCCGCCTCGGACGGCTCCGCGTATCCCGGCCATCCAGCCACAGCAACCTCCTTGCCGCTGCGGTTGTCCCAGCGGGCACGCTTGGCACGCACATCTACATGGGTGAAGGTCTGATACACACCGATGCCGCCGCTCTCCGGCATCAGGAACTCGGCGTATTCCGCCACCGTCAGCGGGTCCACGCCCGCCACCACGATATCCGCCGCCGTGCCCTGGATGTGCTGGCTTTTGGGCGACCCGCCTACTTTCGTGTTGTAGGCCACAGTCCGATATCCGGAGCTCAGCACCACCGCCTTGCCAAAGTGGTCCCGGATCTTCTGCAGCAGCTCCACCAGCGCGGTCGAGATCAGGACCTTGTCACTGCCGTCGTTGCAGGCAAATTCCCGCACACGGAAATTTTTGCTCAGATAAGTGCTCCCCTGTGTCCGCAGGGAATAGGTTTGAACGTCGCTCACAAAAGTCTCCTTTCCTGCCCCCTCCGCCCAGAACAGCAGCAGCGTGGGCACGATCCGGGCGCTCTCCACCGTGCCGCTGGGGAAGATCCCCTGTGTACTGCCGCCGCCGTCCGGCCGATGGGCTGAAACTTCTTGTTGAACAGATAGCCGTTGATGATGTGGGTGCAGCCGGTCTCCGCCATGATCTGCGCGGGCGTCAGGCGGCGGGTGTTGTGGTACACCGCCGCCCGCTCCGCTTTCAGTACCGCGATCATCTCATTCGCTCTTGACCTCCGGCAGACCCGCAACGGAAGTCAGCAGAGACAGGATGCCCGCCAGCAGGGACGCGCTGCCCACCATGACCCAATCCACGTCGCTCATCACAGCGCCGACACCGATCAGGGAGGCCGCCGTCTGCGCCACGGTCTTTACGGCCCGGACGCCCGCCGCTTTCCACCACAGTTTCCAGTCTCTGTGCATATCAGTCCTCCCGAACGGCCTTGGTGGCGTAGCCGTGGTCGTTGTAGCTGACTGCCCAGCGGCCGGAAGCGGTCTCCTGGATCACCGTCTGGCCCGCCAGATCGATGCGCCGGGAGTGGTCAGGGCCGCGCTGGACAGGCTTGGCCGCCTCGCCGGGGGTAAAGCCTTCCTCCATCTCCGCGTCAGTCCAGCCGGGGCCGTTGCCGTCCTCCAGATGGAAGCCCGCCTCCAGCCTGGCCAGCTCCGCGTTGGCCTCTTCCCGGGAGATCTCACCCTCCGCGTACTGCCGCATCACTTCGTTGATCTCGTTGTTCATGCTGTGTTCTCCTTTCAGTCCTGTATGTGTTGTGTATCCCGCCCTTCCAGGCGGTCCAGCCGGAAGTGCGCCCGGGCCGCGCTTGCCTCCACGCGGGTCAGCCGGGTCAATACCTCCTGGTTGATTTTTCGCTGTTCTTTCTGCTCAGTCTTGATCTCCTCGGTGTTCGCCTTGATGTATCCAAGCTCCGTCAGGATCTGTCCGCTCTGCTGGCCCTCGATCTTGTCATCCTTGGCCTTGTTTCTGGAAAACGTCAGGACGCCCACCAGACATCCCGCCAGCGTACAGAGCAGGGCCACAGAAACGGTTTCCATCAAACGCGCACCTCCTCGTCCGGGTACTGCGCCCGAATCTCCGCCTTTGCCTGCGCGATCAGGTCTGTCAGCGTGTTGGCCTTGTCGCTGCCCTCTGCGGCGTAATACTGCCACTTCTGGGCCGCGTCCGTTACGGTGATGTAGCCGCCCTCCCACGGGATGACGGCCTCGGTGTTGTAGGCGTTCTCCCTCTGCTGGGCGGGCGTGAAAGATTCTGGTTTCGGTGGCTGCGGCAGTGGCCGGTTCGTCAAGGTCAACAACGTACCGGAATACACCCACCGGGCGTAGTGACTTGCATCATCAGATGAAATTGGGAAACCGTTGTCGTCGTACATCCGAATGGCACCACTGACGTCGCCGGGTGCCGGCTCCACAGTCAAATACCTGACGGTATCGCGCTCCGCGATACGGCGGGAAACCGTATATCGCTTTCCATTTATGATAAGATACATAACGCTCTCCTCCCTATACAACGCTGGCTGCATGTGTCAGGCCAGCCTCCTTCAATTCTTTGGTGGTCGGATCGAACAGCGCTGTGCTGGACAGTATCAAAGCGGGACGGACGCCATAGGCATTGGTAGCACGATATCCTGCGCCGTAATTACCATCAGCGATGGCAACCCATGCGCTGGTGCTGTTTCTGGCATCTGGAGAACGGAACCACCAGATGTCGGCGGTGCCATTCAGGTACGCAATGCGCTTTGCCTGTGCCGCGGCGTCGTTGCCGCTCACAAAGTAGTCGAGCTTCGCGCCGTCCACCGGGAAATACGGGTTGACAGACGTGGTGAAGCCGACCTCGTAGCCGGACAGCAGGAAGATCTTTGCGCTCAGACCACTGGATCCGCTGTTGATGGTGGTGCTGGTGCCACTACCGGGGCGGTATGGGACCTTCACCGTTTTGATGGAGTTCTGAGTTTCACTGTCAAACAGTGCCAAATAATCGGCGTTCAGGTACGCATGGATGGTACTGTTGGCATAATCGTTGACGTTGGTGCTATGCCACGCCCGTTTCTCCTTGATGTCCTTCCTTAGCAGCCACGTCCCGTTGCAACTGGAGTCGTACAATGAAGCGTCCGGATTGCCCTGATGCACCACCAGATACTCAGCCAATGCACCATTCTCCCGCAGGAATACTGAAGAACCTACGGGGACATCTGAAGCGAGTATAGACGGTGTATCAGTACCACGCCGAGCGAAAAACACACTCATGCCGGCACCCCCACAATGGTCCACGTTTCAACATCAAAAAAAGTTTTACTGCCAATAATCAAAGCGG